ATCTTGCAGAATTTTAATCACTTTTTCTTCGGTAAATAATTCCGTAATTCCGCACTTGCTCATGTAATCTCTAAAATTTAAGAAGCAATTTCTACCATGCAAGAATGCTTCTATCAAAACGGCATTACACTTATCTCTCATTAAATCATCATACGTCAAGCTCTCACCGACTTTATCGATATTGTACCATTGTAAGGTGTTAAACATGGTACTTATTGATAATGCTCCAACATATCTTTTGAGAACGGGGTGGAAGATAATATTCCTCTTAAGGAAATTTAAATCCATCAGATTTCTCGAAGGACTAGTAATAGCCGTCTTATCTCCGTTAGTAACCGTCATCCCTAAACTTTCTGCTGTATCCTTAACAGTCAGTAAGTTATAATTTGAATCAATATCACTTCCAAAAATCTTATCGTCTCCGCACACATAACTAACCAAACTTAAGAAATCGTCTACAGTGACATCATTCTTATTCCTGAATAAGGTGAGAGCGACCAATGCCTTGTTCACCAAGCAGTTAACTAATAAGGTAACCCACGTCCCAGAGGGCAACGAGTGTGTCGTAGCGTATAATTCATCCGATATAAGAGTCCATGGCCTAGACAAAGTGATCATTACATAATTCAATACATCGGCGTTATCTCCTTTATAAATACGTATAAATTCATCTCTTATTAACAAAACGATAAGTGCTAATAACGACCCATCCCACTTAGAATAATCCTCATCTCCATGTACCGCTTTAGTTTTAAGATTACGAACCATTCTATCGAAATCTTTATATGGGTTGAACCCTACGCAAATTCCAAATTCATGGAGATGGTCTTTAAACCATGGTATCAACCGCCCTAATATTTTCTTAGTCCACCAAATATGGGGGAATGGCATAACTCTAAACAATCTCGGATCACTTTTCTTCGCTTCAGTTCTTAGTTCATCCTTAAGCGTTTCTCTGCAAACAAAATCATCCTCACAATATGTTTCATTTGCAGCGTTTAATTTAAACCTATTGAGTACGGCTCTTCCTTCCTCAGTAATTAAACGATTCTCAAAATCTAAATAGGCAGTTTTATCTTTAGCACAGGCAAACCCATTAGACGTATCTGACTTGAATCCTTTAACGTTCTCGCCTCCAAAAGAAGTCTCCTCATCTGATAAATCCGTGATACTGTCTGGTAAAATAGCGCGGATACACTTCCTAATATATTCAAGCTCATTATCAGTCACAGATCCTTGATGTTTAAAAGATTTCCTAGATAATCTAACCATATTCTCTTTAACCTCTTTCTTATTATTTCCGAAAACAGGAGGAACTTTAACTTCTAGTTCCGTAGGAGCTATTTCACCATTATCCTGTAATTCTTTAATAGTGTGATACATTTTACGTGTGTTTTCATTCATGCTTATATGCAATTCTGAAGGTAAAAAAGACGTCTTGACACACGTGGCTCCATGGTTAACCCATTTTGGATCTTGGTTGTAAGTTAACCGTACTCCTGAAAAATTTGGAATAATATCGTCTCTGACTTCGAAATTCCCAGATGTAGGGTGACTGAACATTCCTTCATTCAATTCTTGACAAAGCCATTCAGGGAAAACTTGGGCAAACCCTTCCTTGCCGTTCCCCGTAACATGAATACCAACTACTCGATCCTCACTATACACTACCGATCCGCAAAGACCAGCTCCTTGTACACCATACACCACACCGGCGCCTTCATGATGATCTACAATTCTAGTCTCCCCCCGTATTTTATATCGGTATGTAACTTTTTGGTGGTTTTTACCTAAATTAATACCAGGTACTAGGGGTATAACGCCGTAAGGTGAAACGAAAGAACTCAAATTGAATTTGTTACTATCAACTCCCCCGAATCTATTAAAAATTTTATAAAATGGTATAACATCTACAAATTCGCATAAACAGACATCGCTCGCCAAATAATTTTTGACCACTTTCACTCTAACACTCTCCATCTCTTTATGTCCCTCACGCATGTGGTCGTAAGATTGATAAATGTCAACCACGATATCATCAGGATTGACGTGTGAATTGGTTAAGAACCGCTTTCCTGAGACTATGATACAAGTATGAACCTGAGTTCTGGTGTCGACCATTATACGACAATGGTTCTTTTTAAAAGCGTTAGCGGATGTGGTGTTAAATTTTAATCCATTCATAAGGGATTGTGCCCTACTACTCGATTCTTCGAACTGAGCATAAGTAACATCGCAACCGGTCTTCCTCCCGAAAATCCAATCAAAAACCCCCATGCTAGCAGACTGAGGTTTCCTATTACTTGCTAGCAAACGCGACACACCGTAAAATAATATAGTTTGTGTCACTATAAGTAAGTAAATGTTAACCAAACTATGGAAATCTGTAGCATGAAACACTGTCGCAAAAACATCAACTAGTTTGTCTATCACATCATACGTGGCACGTGTCACACTGCCTATGCTGTCCTTAACATAATTACGGACCACTTCATACGATACTTGATTATCACCAATATAGTGCACAGGTCGTTCATCTCTGATTTCTGCTCTACACAAACCACACGTCCTTTGCGCTTCTGCGTTCCCTCCCTCAATAAACTGTTGACGAAGAACAGTACAAGTAGGACAAATAGTATGACCGCAAGACAATAACGTAACTGGAATATGTGTTGCTCGCGCTTCATCATCATCACTACCTGCCATATCTGAATAATTCTCAAGGCAAATAAAACAACAATCATTAGTATTGACGCGCCTCTCCTCCACGAAATCTCCTTGTATCAAATGTCTAAAGAATGTAAAACTATGATTCATCAACATTTTAAATTCAATCGCCGAATTATCAATACCTGAAATTATAATATCCCACAGTGGCATCATAATTCTAGTAAATAAAGCGTTGAATAATTTCTTAAATAAACGCTCCGTATGCACAGTTAAATAATTAACATACTCCTTAAATACAGCGACTCCATTTAGTACACTATTCCAGGATTCATTCATCTCTTCATATATTGTTTCGAATAATTGTGGTTTGTATCTTGTTAATTCGTCAATACACGTCAATGGATCGGTTAAGACTTTATCTATCGTAGTAGAATGATCTAAGTAGCCTACAGTCATTTCTCTATCTCTCTTATTAGATTCAACCAAATGGTTATATAATAAAAACAACCATGTTAGAGCGGCCTCGGTACCTCCCTCATCCGGAGTAACTACTTCGTAAGGAAATCTATCAAGACGTGGACAAAAATCTGTTGTCGTATTATTAGGACCTAAAAACTTTGGCCGCCAACTACCGCTTTGTTCATCATATTTACTGTATGATAATCTTTGGCTAAAAGTTCCCTGTCCTCGATTCTTCCCTACACTTATTAAATGCACACGCCTAAAAAGTGCATCGGGACAAGATATCCCATCTTTAGATGTAAAACCTCCCAAATGTTTGAAATTATTAGTAGTGCACAATATAAGTTCCGATTGGAAAAATTTTGTATTCTTCTTATCCGCTTGAGCACAATCTAAGGGATATTTTACTGGAGATACAAAATTTATAATAGTTCTCCACTGAGACTTCCCTTGTTGACCAACATCATCCATGACAAAAACATTTTGGTTCATGTAATCATCATAAAAATCTTTAGAAGTCTCAGAAGGTGGTACAGTGTGTGTGTAAACAGACTTATTATGCGTCTTCAGTAATTCAACAAATCTATTCATAAGCACCGATTTTCCACAGCCTGGCGGTCCATCGAATACGATGCATATAGGCTCATCTCTTGATGATACTGAATACGTATTTATAAATTTTACCAAATTCTGTTTATAAGCATTCCACGTCACGGAAAAATGCTTATTATCATTATTCCTTATATAATCCAAAAAACTATTATCAATTATTAAACGATTATACAACTCCATTACCTCATTCCTGAAAACGGGATTATGTAATATAGAGTTGTCTTTAATAAACTGTGTATATTGCTCAGAAACTAATAAAATATCATCATAAAACCCAAACGGCGAAAATAAATAATTAACTATATCAACGATAGGGTTAGATAATGATCTGAGTGATAGCAAACCTGGAAAGGAAAAAACATAATCTACCACAGCAATTAAAATATTTTTTATCTTAGCAAATAGGGTAGAAAATGAATGAGATGCATGTACCTTGACACCGGTTAATAAAGCGAAGTTCTTAATCTTTTCAAGTAAGCTGGATGGCAAGCCCATTAATGCAAATCCAGCCATCAAGGCTTCTAAAGACATATTTTGTGGTTCGTATTCTTCGTTGGTCATTTCATAATTAGCACTTCCATTCGTGCTTAACAAACTACTTATAAACGTAGTAAATTTAAACAAGTTATACAAAAATTGTATAACCCCATAAATACCACATAAAGCTGTTGCTGCGCTGAAGAAAATACTAATAATTAAATCTCCTAATTTTCCCCAATCTATCCTCGACAATAAACTAAATGACGAGGACAAATTACTCGAATAATATTTTAAGGAAGTAAACAGTTGGGCTATTTTGCTCCCTACGTCTTTAGTTTTATCATATAACAATCCAAGCAGTCTCTCTATGTGGGGAAAAGCCTGGGGCTTATACCAATCAGTCTTATCAATAACTATAAGATTGTCCTTATGTCTAAGTGTTTTCATAAAAACGCCATTTTTGGAGTATTTCTTTTTCAAATATTGCTTCGTGCATCTAAAAATTGTTCGCCTTCTCAAATGCACATAATAGTACCCTGACTCCACGTTTTCGATATACTTATAAGATGCTGCTTGATCATCATAAGGTAGTATATAATTCGTTATTACGTTTAATGTACTACTACCACCAATGCGTTTACAACTCTTAAATGATGCTTTTTGGTTGTGCATCTCAACGGTCTCGTGACTGTCGCTCCTTGTGGCCATAGCGTCACCCTTGGCCGGTTTATACTCATCGGGCTGAGATAGTGTAACACGAAAAAACTTTTCCATAGCGTAGTTATAAGAGGTGCACGGTACACCTGAGTAGCTAGTCTACTCCACTGATTTTTACAGGTTCACTCCTGGATGCTTTTTGGTTGTGCATCTCAACGGTCGCGTAACTGTGGCTCCTTGTGATTAATGCGTTACCCAAAATCGGTTTATACTCATCGGGCTGAGTAGGATTAATAATATAAAACTTATCATCCACACATATCGAAGAATGTGCAAACTTGCGAAGCTAGTCTTCGCCACTGATTTGAAGTTTACTCTTCATGCTTCCATCTTAAATAAAATGGGATGTTTATAGACAACTTATATTAATTTAAAAAATACTCCGCAACGGCGATC